GTCGTCGTTATCGAGATTCCACGACACCATTGAGCCCGCCAGCGTCGTGAACTGCGCCTCGATGTTCTCCTGGGTGCGCCCCTCGGGTGTTTCGAGCTTGGCGGCCAGCGCCGACACGCCGATAAACGCATCGAGTGACACCCCGGACATGACGCACTCGAAGCCGTCGAGTTCTGGTTCCTCGAAGTGCAGCTGGTAGAGCGTCCGTTCCCGGCGGAACCGCTTGCTGCCGGTCACCGGATCAGGCCCACGTCGGCACGGTGCCGTCGGACAGCACGCCCGGCACCTGCCAGGTGAGTTCCCCGGTGGCCGCGCGGGTCAGCTGGTAGTCGGTGAACAGCGAGTTGAACGGCAGGTGCGCCGAGTCGGTGGTGGGGGTGAGGATCACGGCCCGCGCGACCGAAGTGGAGGTCACGGTGGAGAACACGGCGTGGCTCATGTTGCTGGCGTCATCGAACGTGCCGTTGAGGGTCACGGAGATGTCGGCCAGCAGCAGGATCCGCTCGTTAGCGGACTTGCCGACGCCGGTCACGTCCTGCACCGCGCGCGGGGTCGAGAGGGTCCAGTTGGTCACGTCGTCGGTGATGAGCTGCGCCGAACTGCTGGCGTCGGCAACCGACACCGCGCCGCCCAGACCTGAGAGTTTCCCGGAAATTGGACTCACATCCTTTCAACGTGGGCCGACAGCGTGCCGCCAAACCCAATACAATGGATTACATGGGATACAAGAAGACGGACCCCAGGCCATGCGCCTGCGGATGCGGTGGTATGACCTCCGGTGAGGTACGCCCCGGCCGGTCGGGTCTCTACATCTCCGGGCACAACAGCCGCGTGAATCACCCGATGCAGGGCAAGCACCACACGGACGAAGCGAAAGCCGCGCTGGCGTCCTACACGGGTGAGCAGGCCAGCAGCTACCGGCACGGGCAGTCCCGGACGATCACTTACACGTCGTGGCACGCAATGCTCGGCCGCTGTTACGACCGCCGCAATGCCTCTTTCCCCCAGTACGGCAGGAAGGGCATCATTGTCTGCGAGCGCTGGCACGACTTCGAGAGCTTCCTTGGGGACATGGGGCCACGTCCGAGCTTGGATTACTCGCTTGACCGCTACCCGGACGGCAAGGGGAACTATGAGCCCGGAAACTGCCGGTGGGCTACCAAGCCCGAGCAACGGGCCAACCAGGAGGACCGGACCACGCCGAACTCTCCCGAGGCGTATGCCCGTGGATGGGCTAAGCGCCGGGAGAACTACGGGCCGAACGGTCGTCACTGAATCTCCTATCGTTGTGCTCTGGCGAGCATTTCCTGATGGGTGGCGAAGTCGTCCACCCAGTCCTCGGCCGTCCGGTGGACGGTCACGGGAATGTTGCGCGGGTTCCCCCGCCAGTCCCCGCCGGTCACCAGCAGGACCGGGGGGTAACCCTTCGGCTTGCGGTGCTCGTGCTTCGGCGATCCGGCGAAAAACTGCTGGCCGGGCGGGAACGTGAAGCTGACAAGCGAGGTCCCTGATGGTTCCTCGCGGTGCTGGCGGCTGCGGTCGGCCCGGATGAAAGCCGCCTGCCGCTGGCCGAGTTCGGTGGCCGTGTCCACCACCGTGACCCACCCGTCACGCCACGCGCCGCACCGCGCTTCCTCGCACGTGACCGCCCGCCAGTGAGTCACTAGCGGCTGCTGCCAGCTGTAGGACTTGTAATGCTCGGGTCCGAGCACGGGCACGATGCGGGACATCTAGAACACCTGCCCGGCGAGCGCGTTACGGGTCCAGTGGACGGCGAACGTGGCCACCGTGAATGTCCCGGCGGTGGTCACTTCGAGATAGCGGTCCACGGTCGTGGCGTTCGACACGGACAGCCGCTGCGCGCCGATCGCCGTCATGGCCGTGGTGCTCATCAGGGTGGTGTAAGTGCCGCCGCTGGTCGTCGCATGGTTGATATCGACGGTCACGCTGGTTCCGGTGAAGGCGATCAGCTGCACGTACGCCTGCGCCCCGAACGACGAAGCGGCGCCGTTGTCATCCACGAACGCGCCCGTGGTGGCCGTGGTGTCCGCCCGCAGCCCTGCGGTTAGCTGGACGCCCCACTCAAGCCCGAAGCTGTCGGCCTGCACTTCCACGGCCATCGTCAGGTTGCCGGCGGCGTCGCGGGTCGGGTCGTAGTTGAGTTGCAAGCCGTTGCACGACGCGCACGGGTTCAGCAGGGTCGTGCCGCGGAAGTAGCTGGCGATCGTGTCCGAGCGCGGCAGCCCTGACAGCGCGTTGTGCTCGGTGCCCTGCCCGGTGGCGGCGTGCTCGAAAAACGTGGTGAACTGCATGTCGCCGTCGCGCAGCCCGCCGATGCGGCTGTTAGCCGACTGCTTGATGCCGGTCACGTCGAGCGCGGCCGGCCCGCCGCTGATCTGCGTCAGCGCGGACACGTCGCCGGACAGGTCATAGCCGCCGATGTAGAAATTGTCACCAAGCCCGCTCATCTTCCCTGCGGTCATCTCGCTGCCTTCCCTGATGTCACGGTGATGTGCTGCTGCGTTGCGTCGTGGTGTTCCTGCGCCTGCGCCATCGCGGCGTCGTGGTGTTCCTGCCGCTGATCTGTGGCCTGCTGGTGGTGGAGTCGCGCCAGCGCTGCCTGTGCCCGGAGCTTCGCCCGCAGCCAGAGGCCGGCGAGCAGCCCGCAGAGGATCCAGGCCACGAGGTTCCCGCCCGTGCCCCACGTCCCCGGGCCGAACAGGTCTTTGAGGGTGCCGTTCATGGGCTAGCTCACCTGCTGCCACATGTCGCTGACGATGCACGGAATCGTCAGCGTGAAAATCCGGTACATGTGCGAGTCGATCGTGATGTAACCGGCCTGCGCGGTCAGCTTCTGGCCGTACTCGCCGAGCAGGTCAATGTTCCGCACGGTGCCGCCGAGGGTGAAGTCTGCGGAGTAGGCGCCCATCAGCGTCGTCATCGCGGTGACCATGCGCGGGTCTATCTCGTCCTCTGGCTTGGCGAGCATGTTGCCGTACGCCCGCGCGCTGAACACGACGTAACCGGACGTGCTGGCCAGGCCCGAGGCCAGGCCGATCGGCTCGATTGACTGCGCCCAGATGGCCAGCCGCAGCCCGGTCCCGGGTGCTGCCTTCGGCTCATGGGTGTTCACCGAGCGGAACACGTTGAGCCGCATGGCGATGCTGACGAGGTTGTCCGTCAGCGCGCCCACGGCGGCCTGGTTGAACCCGGGGTTGACGTATGGCGGGTCGGGGATGACTGGCATCAGCTACCACCCGCCCAGATCCCGTAAGCACCAGACAGGCTGTTGCCAGACGGGGTGATGGACGCCGGCAGCGCCGCGTTCGTGACCGCGTTGCCGGTGGCCACGGTCCCGGTGGCCGAGCCGGACACGTAAGCGCAGCCGGTGAAGGTGCTGCCGCTGACGCCGGTATAGGTGACCCGCGCGAGCGTCGAGCCGGACGCCGCGACCGCCAGCGCGCCCGTGGTCGGGTAGCCGGTCACTGATGCCACGGACAGCACGCCGGCGGACGGCGGCACGCGGGTGTCGTCGGTGGTGTACGCGAACTTGCAGGCAGAGGCGCGGCGGCAGGCAGGCACTAGACCGCCTGGACGGACATGAGCACGGGGGCGCCGACGGTCGCGGTGGGCGTCACGGAGGTCTGCCCGATTGCGGGGACGGTCATCGTGGACGACGCGGTGGCGAACAGCAGGTCGAAGTTGTAAGACGTGGCCGGGGTGAGGCCGGTGACGAGGAACTGCATCTGCAGCGGGTTACGGGCGTTCGCCGAGCTTACCTCCCCGGTGATCACGTTGCCGACGACGGGGGTGACGGTGCCGTGCGCGGCGAGCGCGAACGCGTAGATCACGTTCGCGGGCGGCACGGCGGTGCAGGTGACGCTGACCGTTACGCTGCCGGACGGCGGCGCGGCGAAGCTGCCGGTGTTCACGCTGGCGCTGGACACGGCGGCGAGCGTCGCCGACGAGGTGGACAGCGACGTCAGGGTGCCAGGTGCATAAGAAGTAGGCGTGCACAGGTATTGCCCGGAGACGATCGTGCCGCCTGCCGCGGTCTGGCTGTAGATCGGGATATCCGTGCCCGCAGTCGCAGCCGCGCCGCCCGTGATCTTATGCGCGCCCATCGCGATCACGCCGGACATGGTGCCGCCGGCCTTGGGCAGCGCCAGCGCCTCGGCCGTCTGCGCGCGCGATGCCTCCACGCCGACGGCGTTGTCCGTGTAGGCGGTAGTCGCCAGCTGCGTGGTGCTGGTGAGCGCCACCGCCGTCGGCGCGGCCGGGGTGCCGGTGAACGTCGGACTGGCCAGCGGTGCTTTCAGCCCCTCGGCTGTTTCCGCCCTGGATGTCTCCGCGCCGATGGCGGTGGCGTTGGTGCTGGCCGAGGTCGTCAGCGTGGCCTCGGCTGCTTCCGCGCGGCTTGTCTCGGTGGCCACGGCTGCGGTCACGGCAGCGGTGGCGAACGTCTCAGCGTTGGACTGAGCCGTGCTGGCGGCCCCCGAGGCGTCGGCGCCTACCTCGGCAGCGGTGAGGACCACTACGCCGGTCTGCGTGTTGACCGAGGTAACGCCGCCGCCGTCGCCAATGTCCGCCACGAACTCAAGCGGTGAGATCGCGACCACGGCCGGGAATGAGCCGCCCGTCGGCACGGTGCAGGTGTAGGTGCCGGGGTCGGCGAAGAATGCCAGGTTGCCATAGGCGTCGGTGTTCACCGAGTTGGAGCCGAGCGCGGTGCCCTTGCTGGCGTCGGTGTAGAGCGTCGCCGCCGTGGTGTCCGGCTTCGTGATGGCCACGGGCACGTTCGAGACGGTGCCCTTCGACTGATAGAGGATGTCCCCGGTCCACTCGCCCGCGTACGTCCAGGTCATTGCATCTCCCGGACGTACGGCCCGAACGTGTCCTCTGCGATGCCCTCGGCCATGCCGTCGAGCACCTGGCCGGCCCGGCGGAAACTGCCGTAGCCCTTGAACCGGGTGGTGAGGTTCCGGCTGCCGGTGCCTTCGAGCCAGGGCCCGTAAGTGGCCAGGTCCATCGTGACCACCGTCTCGTCCCGGTCCACGACGATCGGCATCGAGTACTTGCCGGTCTGGTAGATCCGGGACTTGCCCGTGGTGGTCACGGAGCGGACGGCGTGCCCGGTGCGCTCACGCCGTATGGACGCCGCCAGGGTGGCCGCTGCCAGCCGCGCGCCTTCCTCCGCTAGCTTCGCCCGGATGGCGTCCACGCCCCTGTTACAGGCCCTCTCAGCCGTGCCGTCGAAGATCGGCCCGGAGCACTTCACGCGGGCCATCTAGACCACCCGCTGACGTGCTTTGCGCCCGTAGGCGGTGCGAACCCTGTCCTCTATCGACGGCAGGCCCTGGCCGGGCACTGCTGACGTGCCCTCGGCGAGTGCCCTGGCGTATGCGCTGGACTTCTGCGCCACGTACACCTGGCTGTAGGCGATGGCCAGTTCACGCACGGCCGGCGGGACCAGCAGCGCCGTGGCGGTGGCGTTGACGGCGTGGCTGGCTGCGGTGGTGCCGAACTCGCCGCGCAGCACGGTCAGCAGCCGGGCGGCGTAAACCTCGGCTGCGGTGTGGGTGGCGAGTCTGGTGCCGTCGTAGGACCGGATCACGGCCACGTTGTTGCCGGTCACGCTGGTGGCCAGCATCACTTCGGCGTCGAGTTGCAGCAGTTCCCCGGCGTGGATGTCCGCCCCGGTGCCCACTAGCAGGATGTTGTCGCCCGCGCTGTCCGTGGTACACCCGGCGCCTATCTGCGCCTGGCCGGTGTCGGCATACGCCTTATCGCTGACAAGCAGCCGCTCGGAGTCGATGGTGATGGTGTCGCCGACGCCGGTCACGGAGCCGTCGGTAACGGTCACGGTGGCGTCGCCGGATCCCGCGAGGACTGCCAGCGCCCCGGCCGGCCGTGACTTGATCCAGAACCCGAAGGTGCCGGTAATGGCCACGTCCCGCTGCGGGGTGTCGCCGACGCCGAACCCGGCCGCGGTGGAGCGGTCCAGTTCGATGAAGGTGAACGGCGGGCTGTAGTTCCACGGCCCCCAGAAAATCTGGTTAGCCGGGATGACGACGCCCCCGGACGTGACCACGGGAACGTTGACGGTGGTGTCGGCCAGTTCCCGCTCATCGAACCAGATCCGCCACGGCAGCGCGTACTGGTAGTTGGGCCAGTCCCAGTAAGCCGTGGTGTCCACGTTGTAGAACCGGCGGTGGCAGAGGCGGTTCACGTCGTCAGTAGCGGACTGGATCGCGCTGTCGATATGCGCGTTGTAGTCCGCTGTCTGCAACATGTCGCTCGCGCTTTTTACGTCCTCGCGCGAACAGTATGCGGGCAGGTAAACCGCCATTCCTGTCCCTTGCTTTCCTGGCGTCGGCCGGAACTGCGGCCGTGGGATTGGCTTGCTGAGCTATTCGGTTGTCAGATGCCGGACATCGTGTCCGCGTCGTAGTCCTGCGGGTACTCCCAGCCGCAGAACCGGCAGAACAGAACCGCCGATGCCTGCGGTGGCCCGTTCGTCAGCGGCTGCCCGTCCCTCGGGCAGGCGACCGGCGGCTGCGAGCGGTAATAGGTCTCGTACGCAGCCGCTTCCTTGAGGACTGAATCGAGTGCCCACCAGCCGCCGCCGGTCACATTCCCTCCCTCCGGGGTCCGGTGCTGCCTGCCCTAGCTAGCTCGAAGCGGGCGGCTGCGGTGCCGAGGATCCGGCAGCAGCGACGGCAGCGGCCGAGTTGCCGAGGTCGGACAGCGCGGTGTTCACGGCGGTGAAGTCCAGGCCGGGGTTGGCCTGCTCAAGCGCCGCCAGCGCGGTCTGCACCTGGCCGAGCCCGGTGTTGATCTCGGTCACGTCCACTTCGATGGTCTGCGCGTCGGCGTCAAGCTGTGCCTGGTCGGACATGATCTTGATCTCCCTTGTCTCTATCCGGGCGAGCACCGCCCGGATGGCCTTGAGTTCGTTCAGAACTTCGCCGTGCTGGCACGGTGGCGGCTTGTACGGCCAGGACCACGCGACGCCCACGGCTAGGTCTGCGGTTCGGTGATGGTGAAGGCCGAGCACGACACGGTCGCGCCCGAACTGATGGACGTGGAGTTCATGTTCAGGTCGGCGCCCGAGGTGCCGACGGAGCCGCTGGCGCCGACGGTGGAGTTGTCGGACTTGACCAGCACGAAGTAACCGGCGGTGTTCGTGGCCGCGGCGGTGGCGCTGCCGATGGAGTTGGCGGTGGCGGTCACGGTGCCGGCCGAGGCCGAGGCGGTGGCGAACGCCGTGGCGCCGAAGGTGAGCGTGGCCAGCAGGGTGCCGGTCACGGAGCCGTCGAGCGCCGGCTGGCTGCCCGAGTAGATCTTGAGGAACCCGGAGTTGAGCAGCGCCGTGGCAGCGTTGACAGCAGCGATCACCGTGGCGTCATAGAACAATGGATTATTCGCCACCGCTGCCGCCCATCCTGGACAGCCGAAGGCTGCCCGTGCTGGTGATCTCGGGCGGGTCCTCGGGTTCGTCCGCCGACGGCTCTGAGACGGCCTTAGCGGGCTTGGCCGCCTTCGGGGTCACTGGTGCCGCCGGGGGGTCCGGTTCGGCTGCGGGCGGCTCAGCTACGTCTGCCGGGGACGCCTCGGGCGCCTCTGGCTCGACGTACCCGGACTCTCCGGGCTGCGCGCCCGCGTTCCTGCCGCCGCCGGTCGTGGTCTTCGCCATGTCCTCGCGTTCCTTTCCGCATACAGGGCAGCAGGCCAGTGAGCCGGCGATGGCCCGGCAGCCGCAGCCGTCGCAGTCCCACATATGGCCTCCTATAGCGCCGTGATATAGGCGCCGGTGTCGTAGGTCACGTACGTGACCGACCAGGTGATAGCGCCCGTGCTGGTGGCCACGGTCGTCACGTCGATCGTCCCGGCGGGCACGATCAGCAGCCCGCCGCTGGTGAACGGGACGCCCTGCCCGCCCGACGTGGTGTTCCACAGGAACGTGCCGTCCGCGCCGCTGGCCAGCAGCGCCGTGGCCTTCGCCTGCGGGACCGCGAGAGACGTGCCCGCGGCCTTCCCGGTGAGGTCGAGCGTCGCGCAGAACGACGCCGTGCTAGCCGAACCGCCCGCCGGGGTGTTGCCGACTGACAGCGTCGTCGCCTGCGACTGGATCACCGTGGACACCACGCCGGTCAGCGACGTGACGATGACCCGCCCGCCGGCCACGGTGAAGATGTGGCCGGTGGTGCTGGCGGGCAGCGTCTTGGCCCCGCCAGTCACCAGCGCCCCGTACGCGGACGCGAACAGCTGCGCTGCCTGCCCGGCCGGGTTCACGGACATCAGGCCGTCAGAGCCCCGACGTAAGCGCCCTCATCGAGCGGGATGTACGTCAGATACCAGTTGATCGCGCCGGTCTCAGCATTCGCGGCGGTCGCCGTGATGGTGCCAGCCGACACCGGGAACGGCGCGAGGATGCCGAACGTGACGTTGCCCGCGTGAGCGCCGATGGTCATGGCGCCCGGCTTGCTGGTCGTCGGCGTGTCAACCACCGAGAACCAGGTGCCGGCTTCCTCCGTGACCGCCACGGTGGTCGCGATACCGTTCGTCTCGGCCGTGCCGACAGTCGGCGCGGTCCCGATGGTGAACCCCGGGTCGCCGCCCGGGACCGTGGTGACCAGGCCGAAAAACGATGTCACCAGGACAGCGCCCGTGTGGACCGTGAACAGTGTCTGCGTGCCGGGTCCGCCCTGCGGGAAAGTCAGGGCGCCCGTCCGCACGACCTGGCCGAGCACGCAGAGCCGCGCGGCGTCCAGGTTGAGGACGTTGGACATTAGTACCCTCCTGTCAGGCGCACGGGATGCGCAGGTTGGCGGGCTTCCGCTGGCTGGTCAGGTCGTACAGCAGCGCGACCGGCAGCGTGGCCCCGGAGCCGCTCACCGTGACGTTGATGTAGTCGAACGTGTCGGCCAGTTCGGACACCAGGAAATCGACGTAGAACACGGCGCTGGTGGTCGTGATCGGGCAGGTCAGCACGTTGGAAGACCACGACCCGCTGATGGACTGCGAGACCCAGTGGGTCGTGTTGCCCGTCAGCCGGGTGAACCCGGTGCCCGGCTGGCCGAACCCGTTAGCCGTGGTCCAGTTGTCCGTGGTGCCGCCAGTGAACGCGGTGGACGCGGTGACGGTCAGGATCGCGGCGGTAGACGTGCCGTTGACCGCCATGAAGCCGATGCCCGAGCAGTCCGCCAGGGCGATGTTCAGCCCCGAAGGGTTCTGGACGATGTCGTACTGGCGCCCTAGGGCGCGCATTCCAGCCACTTGTGACTCTCTTTCCCCCGGCGGGCGTTACTGCGCCGGATTGACGTGCCCTTACGGGCGGGGATCAGCTAGGACCGGGTGGCCAGCTGGACGAACGCGGACAGGGTGTTCGCGCTGTTGTTGTGGGGGGTGAGCGCCGACTGCAACCAGGGCCGGCCGTCAACCCGCTCGATGATGCGGTAGGCGGTCTGGTCGTTCTGGAACAGGAAGTGCTCGCTGGCGGACACCTCGACGGACTGCCGGTCACCGATCAGGTAGTACGACAGGTCCACGAAGTTGATGTCACCCGTGGTGCCCAGCTGCGACACCTTCTCCGTGAAGATCACCGGGCGGCCGAGGATGGTCATGGGCGGGGTGTCGGCGCCAGCGTTGTTGCCGTAGCCGCCGATCCACACCGGCCCGCCGCCCGTGCCCACCGACAGCGCCATCGTGGCCAGCTGCGGGAACGTGTCGATAGCGCAGATCCACACCGCGTTCTTGAGCGACGTGGGCAGCATCCGGGCGTACATCGCGACGATGTTTTCCCACACGATGGTGGCCGCGGGCTGCCCGGACACCTTGGTCACCTGCACCGAGGCCGGGCTGTTGATGAAGCCCTCCGGGGTGCCGGCGCCCGTCTCGGTCATGAACGCCACGTCCTCGGCCCACGCCAGGCCGGCGGGGATCCGGGTGTCGAACCATCCCGAGAACGCCGGGGCGTCGTTCAGCAGTTCGTTCGGGACCTTGAAGAACCCGGTGAGCTTCTTGGCGTCGAGCGTGACCTTGCCGAAGGTCGCGGTGGACTCCGTCAGGCTCGAAGCTTCCTCGGTCCAGTAGAACGTGACGCCGCCGAACAGGCTGGACACGTGGCTGGTGTCATCCACGGTCGGGATGGGCACGCGCAGGGTGGACATCGGGATCACGGTGGCGCGCGACCTGACGATGGAGTCCTCAAGCGCCAGCTGCAGCAGTTCCGACCGCATGATCTCGGGGATCAGGAAGCCACCCGAGCCGGGGTCCTCCGAGCCGAAGCTGTTGCGGAACGACCGGACCACTTCGAGCTTGTGGAGCAGGTCCACGCGGTTCTTCTGGGTGCCCGGGACGGCCTCGGCCCGGATCGCCTGGCAGTACTCGCCGATGGAGCCGAAGCGGTCCTCCGCGTCGGGATAGGCGCGCTCGAACTCGGCGCCGATGGCCATCTTGTTGTAGACCGTGCCGCGCCCGTGCGAGACGGCAGCGGTGCCGTTCAGGGTGAGCCGCGGCTTGCCCTCGCGGAAGTCCACGGTGGTGCCGAGCGCCACCGGGGACTTCCGGCCGGCGCCGTTGTCGCGGACCATGTCGAACAGGACCCTCTGCACCTGGTCCTTGATGTCCGTGGCCGTGTCGGGGTTCTTCTTGACGAAGTTCTCCGAGTACTGGGTGAAAAACTCCTTGGTGGCCGTCGGGTCGCCGAAGACTGCTTTCATCTGCGCGGCGTCGTTCAGCAGCGCCTGCAGCCCATCGGCGTCGGTGGGGATCTTGACCGGCATTACTTCACTCCATTCAGGCTGTTGTGCATGCTGCGGAACGCTTCCGCAAGGTCGTCGGGGTCGTAGTCGGGGTTGATGGCCTTCATGAGGGTTTGCAGCTTCGACTTCGCCGCTGCCTCATTGGTGAGGCCATCGGTTGCTGTCAGCCGGGACAGCCCGGCTTTCACGCCTGCCGCGTTCGGCGGGCTGCTCGGGGTGTACCTGTAGGGCAGCGCCCATGCGGCCTGGGTGGCCGGGTCGCCGTCGCGCTTGCCCGCGCAGATGGCGGCGTAGAACGCTGCCGGGTCGGCTGATGCGGCGCCGTTGTGCCATGCCTTCGACGCGTTCCACGGCGTGTTATCGACGGAGTCGCCGAAGCGGATCGCAGGCTCGGCTGCGGCTGCGATCGGCTCGGCCGGGTCCTGCGCCGGGGGGGTCACGGTGACGTTGTGCGCCTCGGCGAGTGCGGCCACGGCGGCCTGCGCGCTGGCTAGCTGCGCGGTGGCCTTCGCCATGTCTGCGGCGTGCTCGGCGGCCCGCAGGGTGCGCCCGGCCTGGGTGGCGTTCGTCAGGCCATCGGTGGCGGGCAGCCGTTCGAGTGCCGCGCGGACGCCTTCGACGTTCGCCGGCCCGCCGGGCTTGTACCTGTAGGGCAGCGCCCACGATGACTGGCTGCCGGGGTCGCCGCCGCGGGTGCCCGCGCAGATCCCCGCGTAGTAGGCCGCGGGGTCGCCCGAGAGTGCGGCGTTGTGCCATGCCTGCGCCGGGTTCCACGGCGAGTAGTCCAGATCCAGGTGGTCCTCGGCGGCGCTGGCGTGGCCGTGAGAGTGCGCGGCGTCGCCGTCGTGCGTATGGGAGTGATCGTGCGTGGTGTCGCCGCCCTGGCTGCCGTACGCGGGGTGCGGGTGGCTGTGGGTGCCGGACATCGAGCCGTGCGGCTGCGCGGCGTCACGGAGCGCCGACACGAGGAAGTTGGTTAGCTCGCTGGCGTCGTCCAGGTCCTCCCCGGCGTCCTGCCCGGAGTCGCTGCCAGAGCTCGAACCGGCCTTGAGCGGCTTCCCGGGGACTGGCTTTAGCTGGGTGCCGTCGGCTGCCCAGTGGGAATGGTCGGTGTCTCCCTCGGGCGTGGAGTCGTCGTCGCCGTCGCCGTCGGGATCCCACGCCACGGACTGGGTGCCGTCATCGGCGGTGGACACGTCGGCCGTGATGACGCCCGGGGCGGCGTTGGTGATGCCCGGGGCGGCGTGGTTGGTCACGCCGACGATGGAGTCAGCGAGTCCGGCGGCCACCGCGGCCTCGGCGGTGTACCACGTTTCGCTTTGCATGGCCGCGCGCCATTCGGCCTGCGGCTTCCCGGTGCGGGCGGCGTAAACGCTGGCGATGGTGTCGCTGGCGGCGTTCAGCTGCTCCACCATCCTGGTCAGTTCGGCGGCGTTCCCGGCGGCCATCGCGAACCCGTCGTGAATCATCAGCTTGGCCGTCGGCTCCATCAGCAGCCGCCCGGGTGCGGCGGCCATGGCGATCACCGAGCCGATGCTGGCCGCGAGCGCGTCGATGACGATGGTGGGGTTCCGCTTGCGGAGCGCGTTGTAGATCGCGATGCCGTCGAACACTTCCCCGCCGGGGGTGTTCAGGTGAACCTCAAGGTCGCCCTTGACCGCGTCCAGTTCTGCGATGAACGCGCCGGCGGACACGCCCCACATGCCGATCTCGTCATAGATATGCACCTGAGACGGGCCCGTGGCCTTCGCCTCGATGCGGAACCAGTCGGTCTTGCCGTCGGTGCGCTGCAAACCGAACACCGAACTGGCCGAAGGGAAGACTTTAGGCACTGCAAACCTCCATCGGTTCGGTGCGGAGCAGGTGCCGCAGCCGGGCGCCCATGTCCGGGCCGGCGGGGCCGAGCGCGCAGCGGCAGTGCGGATGGGCTTGCGGCCCGGTGTCGCCGGACGGGTATTCCTGGCCGATCGGGACCGGGCTTGCGGCGGCGTTGACGATGCACACCGGGCACGCGCTGCCGTCCTCGATGAGCCACGCCCCGGACTTGATCCCGCGCTTGGCGTAGAGCGCCTTAGCGCCCTTCGTGACTGCCCGGGTGATGAGGTCCACGGC